GCAAAACAGCAGTAAAGGCCTCTTAACGCAGGATTTTGCATAGAAAAAAGACAGGTACCGGAAGGCACCTGCCGACGAACTGGGCGGAAAAGAACAGAGATAGACTACGGGCATAGAAAGTACGCTGTTATTTTACGTACAAATGTTCGCTAATCTTTATTATAAAGGAGATTAGCGAACATGACCAGTGAAAAAAGTAATCAATTTTCATTTAATAAAAATGCAGAGGACATCATACAAGAATACTTTGAAAAAGATAAGGCAGTAGAAAGTTCGAAAGAAAAGTATCATAGAATCATACAAGCTGGTATCGCTAGATGGATTGCAGATTTCCAAAAGGGCGTTATTGTTATTCGCTCCGTTGAAGATTTGAAGATATTGATTGAGATGGATTTAGAACTGCAAAAACGTAAATAGGGGTATCAAATGAGGTGAATTATGGATGCCAAGAGCAAGAAGTCCTAATAGGGATAAAGCCTTTTTGCTTTGGAAAAGTTCAAAAGGGAAAAAGAAAAATAAGGATATTGCTGCAGAGCTTGGCGTATCTGAAAAGCTGATATCTAAGTGGCGGCGAGAAGATGATTGGGAAGAAATCGCCGCGGGCGGGAAAAGGCGAAAATCTACGAATGGGAAAAGTGGAAAAACGAATAGTGGAAAAAAGGAAACGACGAAAGAAAAGCGGGTCCAATTAGCCATTGTCAAATCGGTTGAAGCAAATGAAGAGCTTACCGAAGGACAACGGCTTTTTTGTATTTATTGGATGAAGAATCATAATGCAACGCAGTCTTATTTCAAAGCGTATGATTGCACATATAATACCGCGAATACCGAAGGGCCTAAACTACTTGTTAAGCCACGTGTTAAGGCTGAAATTGCGCGGTTGAAGGAAATCCGCAATGCGGGGTTGTTCATCGATCAGGAAGATATCATCGAGCGGTATATGAAGATCGCTTTTGCAGATATCACAGATTTTGCTGTGATTAAAGATAATAAGGTATATGTCATGAACAGCAATATGGTGGATGGATCCATTATTGCGGAAATTAAACCAACACAGTTTGGTGTTGGGATAAAGCTAGAAAATCAAATGAAAGCCTTGGAGTGGCTAAGCGATTATTTCTGTATGAATCCTATGGACCAGCATAAATGCAAGTATGATGAATCGGTTATGCGATTGAGGGAAAAAGAACTGAAGCTGAAGGAATGGTAATATGGCAGAATCATGGGCAAGAAAACTGTATTTGTCAAAAGCATGGATAGATTTGCGTATGGGACTCATCCAATTGCGCGGGCCGGTGTGTCAGCGTTGCGGGCGGGTTATGGCAGATACGTCACTGCTGATTGGGCATCACATAAAAGAATTGACGCCGGAGAACGTGGCGGATCCGATGATTGCACTGAACCCGGGCAATATTGAATTGATATGTTCTGACTGCCACAATCTGGAGCATAAGCGCTTCGGAAATTTCACCCGGAATATTTTCCTGGTATATGGATCTCCATGCAGCGGGAAGACTACCTTGGTAAATCAGCTAAAAAAGCGAGGGGATTTAATCGTCGAGATGAATCACCTGTATATGGCTGTCTCTGGATGCTGCCTTCATGATAAGCCAAATAATCTTCGGAAAAATGTGTTTCAAATAAGGGACCTTTTATTGGACAATATACGGACACGGTATGGAGGCTGGAATGATGCCTATATAATCGGGGGGTATCCGCATAAGCAGGAACGAGAGGAGCTGGCGGGACGCCTGGGGGCGGAGTTGATTTACTGTGAATCTACAGAGATTGAGTGCTTAGCACGGGCGGAGCTGTTGGGCCCATTTGCTGATGAGTGGAAGGGTTATGTGCATAAATGGTGGGAAGACTACGAGGGATGCCCCCCGGCCGCTTGAAAATTTTCATTTTGCAGGAGACCGGAGTATGGACTTTTTTATGATACACGGCAAAAATTTGACTTTTTGAATGAGAATTTGCGAAAGCAAAAGTAAAGGTGGAATAATTGTGGATCCACAGCAAGAATATTCGAGAATTAAGGCTCTTTTTGATGGCGTCGATGAAAAGCAGCTGGCCTTGGTTGATGGGGCACTTTGGGAAGCGGCCAGGCTGCGCGTTGAACTGAACCGGCTCAACGAGATTGTTAAGCAGACCGGTCTTGTGAAGGTGCATCCGGATAATCCGGGGATGCAAAAAGAGCTGCCGGTCAGCCGATTGATCGTTAAGGTAAGGGCAAATTACCTGAATTACATCGCTAAACTCAGCACTGTTCTTGGGAGAAACGACGATGACGATGATGACGATATGAAAGAATTTGAATGAAAGGCGGTGCTGAAGGGGTGGTGGAAGAAAAAGAAATTCAAGAGTTTATGAATGTGGGCCTTCTTTGGTTTGTGAATAGCATAATCCACGTGTTTGGCTGGGCGATAGTGGTTGAATGTGATGATTTTACAAAAATCCCCATTCGGATGTTTCCTGCAAGAGTGAAATTTCGCGGTTTTGCTGAAAAAAATAATACGGATGGTTATATTAGGGTCTCAAAATACATGAAGGATAACGCGTCTGATTTATTAAGAGAAGCGAAAGAATGAGGTGATCCAGATGAGCAATCATCTGCAATAAAATGTAAAGGAGGTCTGCAGTATGCTGGATGAATTAAAAAAACTGTATCCGGATTCGTATCTGCTTGAGTATTACGAAAAATGTCGATCCGGAGAAATCATTGTCGGCAAAGAACTGCTGCAGTGTCTCCGAAATCTGCTTGAGGATTTAGAAGACGAGAGATATCGGTTTGATTTAGCAGAGCCGCATAAGCGGATCCGGTTCATCGAAACAAAATGCAAGCATTCAATCAGCCCGTTTGCCGGCAAGCCTTTTCTGCTTGAACTTTGGCAGAAGGCCTTTATCGAGGCGGCTTATGGCTTTGAAATTTTCGATGAAGAGTTCAGCCTTTGGGTCCGGCGCTTTGTTGAAGCCATTTTGATCATCGGCCGGAAGAATGGCAAAAGCTCGATGGCTGCAGCCTTGGGGAATTGCGAATTCTTCTGCGGCGAGATGGGAACCAATATTCTTTGCGCATCCAACGACTATGAGCAGAGCGACATCATCTTCCAGGAAATCAATAATATGCGCGAAGAGTCCAAAAGCCTGGACCGTGTCAGCCGGAAGAATATAAAAGGTATTTTCATGGGGAACCCTAAGCAGAAAAAGAAAAAAGGGAAATTCAGCTATCAGAATAAGGCCAAAATCAAAAAACTGTCCATGAAGACCGGTGCCAAGGAAGGTAAGAACGTCGACTTTGCCATGATTGACGAAGTACATGAGATGGCCGATGACGGGCTTGTCATGCCGATCAAGCAATCCATGTCCACGAAGCTGGAGCCGTTGATGTTTGAGATCACGACCGAAGGGTTTACGGATGATGGGTATCTTGATAAGCGCCTTGCCTACGCTCGGCATGTTTTGAAGAAGGAAAAAGACAACGATCGATTGCTCGTGTGGCTCTATACGCAGGATTCTGAAGAAGAAATTTGGCAGAATCGGGCAAGCTGGGTAAAGTCAAACCCGAATCTTGGTGTCAGCAAGAAATGGTCCTATCTCGACGGCTTGGTTGAGGAGGCTAGAACGGAAACTTCTGTCCGGGCCTATATGCTGGCCAAGGATTTCAACATCAAGCAGAATTCGGCAACGGCCTGGCTCACGGAAGGCGATGTTATGAATACAGCAACTTTTGATCCAGCTGTTTTAAGCGGCAAACGGTATATTGGCGGGCTCGACTTTGCAGAAACAACAGATTTGTGCAATGCAAAGGCGATTGTGTGGGACCGGGATGCCAATAAAATGCGGTCGCTGTCCATGTACTTCATTCCGGAAGAAAAGGCGGATGCCATATTGGAAGATGAGAATAAGCTGAATCCGGAAAAGAAAAATTACCGGGACTGGGCCAAGCAGGGGCTTGTCACCATATGCCCGGGCAGCGAGGTGGATCCGCTGGCAGTTGCGCAGTGGTTTTATGGCTTATATACGCAATACAAGATGATCCCTTTTAAGATTGGCTATGACAATTGGCACGCGAAGGACTTCAAGCGGCTTGTCACGGAGTATTTCGGCGAAGAAATACTGGAGCAGATCCGAATGGATTATGCGGCGCTTTCCGGGCCAATGCGAATTGTCGAAGCGGATCTGAAAAACAAAAAACTTGTCTACAATGACAACCCAGTTGACCGCTGGTGCTTGAAAAACGTGTCCGTGAAGATGGATAATATCGGGCGCATTATGCCGGTCAAGCGGCAAGGCCAGTCAAAGAACCGCATCGATGGTGCTCTCGGCTTTTTTATCGCCTATGCGGCATATAGCCGCTATAAATCAGAATACATGAGTATGGTGTAAGGAGGTGATATGTTGATATTCAATTACTTAAAAGGCGTGCTCGGCCGCTACCAGGCAAAGCAGAATATAAAAACACTGTCCGCTATATTGAATGATGGGCGGGCTATTTTTTCGTCCTTTGGCGAAGATGTCTATATGAGTGATCAGGTGAATAACTGCATCGATCGCATTGCGACAGAAATCAGTAAGATCGACATCATGTCGGTCGTGCAGAAGCCGGGATCCATTAAGCAGCAGAATGATGATATCACACGACTTTTCCGCTTTAAACCAAATCCGCTACAAACAACAAAGGATTTTTTGGCTTGCTGTGAGTGGCTGCGGCGGAAGGATTGCAATTGCTTCATCTATCCACAATACGACATCGTCTATGATGTCTATGGAAATCCGGTTCGAAAATATACGGCATTCTGGCCACTGAATCCAACCAATATTGAAATCGGTCAGGATGAGGGCGGCCGGGTATGGGAAATAAAATTCTATTGGCGTGATGGCACCTCTGACATATTGCCGTATGAAGATCTGGTCCATCTGCGTTGGCGCCGCGGCAAGAATACCATTGTTGGCGGTGGTAATGATTTTGGTCGGCCGGATACAAAGGATTTGCTGGGCGCAATCAGTACGCTGGACAAAGTCATGCAGGGACTGCCGAAAGCACTGGAGGCAAGCCTCAAGATTAACGGCGTATACAGCGGCAAGACAATGCTAGATTCTGACAAGCTGGAAAAGGCCCGGGATAATTTTGAGGCTCATATTGCAACAAGCGCCGTCGGCATCATCGCAACGGATCTAGGCGGCGATTTTACGCCTGTGCATATGAAACCGGTAGAAATTGATCCAGAAGTAATGAAGGTTTTGAAGGGCGTTATCCGGGAACGTTATGGTATTTCGGAAGCACTGTTGTCCGGAGACTATACTGCAGAACAGCATGGGGCTTTCTATCAATCCTGCTTAGAGGACTTTATCACAGAATTTGAGCAGGGTATGTCGGCTTGCCTGTTTACACAGCGGGAGCAGGATGTAGGGCATCGCCTCCGGTGCTACTACAGCAAGACAGCATACCTGTCGACCGCAAATAAAATTGCATTGGCAACGCTGGCCACGAATACCGGCCTTAAGACACTCAATGAAATCAATGACATGTTTGGTGATGAGCCGTTTGAGGGCGGAGACAGGCGGCTGCAATCTTTAAATTTTGTCAGCACGCAGATTGTCGATAGTTACCAGCTGAATATGGCAAGCTCGGGAAAAACAAAAATTGAACCAGGAAAAGGAGATGGTGGAAATGCCGGAAAAGGATAGATCCATGATTGTTACGCGCAGCTACTGCGTGCCGGACTTTCGGGCAACACAGCCGGTGGAAGATGAACCGACTAAACGCTTGGAAGGTCACGCAGCAGTATTTGATGCGATGACCAATATTGGGAATTGGTACAACGAAATAATTGCAAGGGGGGCATTCGACGGATGTGATTTCGACGATGTCCTCTTTTTTGTGAATCACGATATGCAAAAAATTCCGTTGGCCAGGAGTCGGAGAAATAACAGCAGCAGCACCATGCGCCTGTCCATCGATAATGTCGGCCTGTCAGTCAGTGCTGATCTCGACACTGAAAACAACAGCGAAGCGCGGCAGGTATATTCCAGCATTGACCGCGGTGATATCTCTGGTATGAGTTTCTGCTTCTGTGTGGCCGAAGATAAATGGGATAGCTTGGATACGGATATGCCGACCAGGACCATTTTAAAGATTGCCAAAGTCTATGAGGTCAGCGCGGTAAACTCGCCGGCCTATGATCTTACGGATATTAGCGCTCGTGACAAAGCGGCATTGGAGAATGCCAAACGTTCGTTGGATAACGCACGGTCACAGGGGTTGGGGAACTCCGATGCGGTTGATATATATAAACTCAAAAACAAAATTTTAGGGGGAATCTAATAATGAAAGATAAGTTATTAAAAATGCTTAAAGCAAAAGAAGAAGCGCGTGCTGCGCTGGTGACAAAATCCGATAAGTCGGAGGATGTTGCAGAACTTCGCAGCATCAATGGCCAGATGGAAGCCGTTAATGCTGAAATCTCAGAACTGCGCAGCTTGATTGATGGCTGCGCTGATAATTCGGCCGAGGGCGAAGAAGCCCGCACAGCTGCAGTAAATACGGATCAGTTGACGTCGGAACAGCGAAGCTTTACCCCGGGAAAAGGATTTACACCGGTGCCTGGCGGTGGAATGGTGACGGCCGAAGAGCGTGCTGCCAATGATGCATCTGCCCGGGAAAAACGCGGCAAGGATTTGATGGAAGGCCGTTCGGTGACGGTGGCTACCGGCAGTATTGTAATTCCGAAAATTGCATCGGGAACAATCAACGGTACATTTGTGCAGGTTTCCAGCTTATTGGATGGCGTTGATCAGCTCCCACTCAATGGCGGCGAGTCCTTCAGCCAGCCGTATGAAAAAGCGACTCCAGACGGTGCGTATACGGATGAAGGCGTTGCTGCATCTGATACCGATGTGCAGTTTGGCTATGCTGATATCAGCAAGACAAAAGTCACGGCTTACAGCGAAATCACAAATGAAATCAAAAAACTGCCGGCAGCTGATTATGAGGGTGTTGTCATGCAGGGCATTACCCGTTCAGCCCGCAAAAAGCTGGCGAAGGAAATTCTTATCGGTACGGGATCCGCCGGTCATCTCGTTGGTATTTTGACAACAGCGGCAACGGCAATTGATGTAAAAACGGACCTTTCGATTGCGTCGATTAGCAATACCACGCTCAATGAGATCATTTTCTCCTATGGCGGCGATGAAGCAGTCGAAGATCAGGCAACGCTGCTCTTGAATAAAGCTGATTTGAAAGCGTTTAGCCAACTCCGCACGACGGACGGCAAGCCTTTCCATACCATTGTAACTCGCGGAAATGCTGGCACGATTGATGGCATCCCGTACATCATCAACAGCGCGGCATCGGCCCTATCCGCGGCGGCAACTGCTACAGGAGCATATTGCATGGCGTATGGTTCCCTCAGCAACTATAAGCTGGTTGTGTTCTCGGATCTCGATGTCCAGCGTTCGACGGATTACAAGTTCAAAGAGGGCATGATTGCGCACCGCGGCGAAGTTTATGCCGGCGGGAATGTCGTGGCTTATAACGGTTTTGTCCGCGTGAAGAAAGCTGCACAGGCGTAATTGATATGATAGGGCCGCTGATATGCGGCCATACATTATGAAAGGGTGATTTATATGAAAATTACTGTTATCGAAGCATTTTTTGACAAAAGTACGGGTGAGCCGTATAATCGCGGCGACATCTACGAAGGCGATAAAGACCGTGTTACGGAATTGCGAGACGGTGGATTTTTGGCGCTTATTCCGGCAAAGCAAGCGGCAAAAGCCGATGCTGGAGGCGAGGGGGCTGGAGCAGCCGGTAATGCAGAACCCGGGGCGGCTGATGGGGTTGCTGCAGATCCGGACGGCGGAAAAGCGGGTAAATAGCAATGGATATCGTGCTGCTGAAAAAATATCTTAAGGTTGATGAGGATATCACGGAAATGGATGATATCCTTTCCGGCTATTTGGCTGCAGCTGAAACGTATATCACGAATGCCGGTTGCAAAGTCGACTATGCAAACAAGCTGTGCGAGGTCATTATTGTGATTTTGGTTACGCGCATGGTCGAGAATCCGGATTTACTGGTAAAACTCACTGAAAGTGCGGGGATTACAGTAAACGGCATGATTGTCCAGCTTAGATTATCGCAAAGTTGAGGTGA